TCAGAAGAAAACCGCATCGTTCCTGACCTTGCATCGACGGGCGTTTTGTTTTAACGAACAGGGCACCGGCAAGACTTCAAGCGTTATCTGGGCTGCGGACTACCTACTGAATGAAGGGCACATTAAGCGGGTGCTTGTGCTTTGTCCGTTGTCGATCATGCAGTCAGCATGGGGAGCGGACCTATTTAAGTTCGCTATGCACCGGACAGTAGCTATAGCCCATAGCTATTCCAAAGAGCGGCGCGTCGAGGCGATTAAAAGCGATGCAGAGTTCGTTATCATTAACTACGACGGGGTGGAGATTATCCGAGACGAGATCGAGGCTGCGGCTTTTGATCTGATCGTGGTCGATGAAGCAAACTCCTACAAAAACGTCAGCACAAAACGATGGAAGGCGCTGGCCAGTTTAATTAGAGCCGACACTTGGGTTTGGATGTTGACCGGTACCCCGGCCTCGCAGTCACCGACGGACGCTTACGGACTTGCCAAGCTCATCGTGCCGAGCAGAGTGCCCAAGTTTTTCGGCGCGTTCCGTGACATGGTGATGCTCAAGATCACACAGTTCAAGTGGGTGCCCAAGCGCAACTCAGAAGAAACAGTACACGATGCGCTGCAACCAGCAATACGTTTTACGAAGGAAGAGTGCCTCGACCTTCCGGACATGACCTACGTGAACCGGGACGTACCACTGACTGCACAACAAAAGAAATTCTACGAAGCCATCCGTAAGAACATGATGACGGTAGCAGCGGGTGAAGAGATCACCACGGTCAACGCAGCCGCGAATCTGAACAAGCTCTTGCAGTTGTCAGGTGGCGCAGTCTACTCCGATACTGGGGAGGTAGTTGCGTTCGATGCGAAGAACCGCATGGAAGCACTGATCGAGGTGATCGACGAGGCGAGTCATAAGGTGATCGTGTTCGTGCCGTTCAAACACGCGATTGAGATCATCTCGGACGAACTTAAGAAGCGTAAGATTGCAGCCGAGGTCATCCACGGTGGAGTCAGCGCCGTTAAGCGCACCGAGATTTTTGCGCGGTTCCAGACGGAACCCGACCCTCAAGTGCTTGTGATCCAACCACAAGCCGCCGCACATGGTGTGACGCTACACGCCGCGAATGTCGTAGTATGGTGGGGGCCGATCACCTCCATCGAAACGTACTTGCAAGCCAATGCACGAGTGCATCGCGCTGGGCAACGCAACCCCTGTACGGTGGTGCATCTACGAGGGAGCCCTGTCGAGCATCGTGTCTACAAGATGCTGTCAGAAAAAGTGGACATCCACACGAGGGTCATAGACCTTTATAAAAATGTGATCGAAGATACTTGACAATGTAAACCACACCCTTATAATAGGGGTTCCTTTTACAAGCGAAGGAGAGTGCAGTGATCGAAGAAACAGAGGCGTGTACCGCCGACAAACTCACAAAAGTCTACGTCAAGATTCGTGAGCGACGTAGGGAACTTGCTAAGCAGGACAAGGAACTGGAAGAGCAATTAGACATAATTGCCAAACAGTTATTGGAGATCTGCAAAGAGCAGGGTGCCTCTACGATACGCACCGAATACGGAACCGTCTCAAGAAGAACGTCCAAGCGGTTTTGGCCTACCGACTGGGATGCTTTCTATAAATTCGTCAAAGACCAAGACGCCATGCAGTTGCTGTACCAACGCATCAACACGGCGAACATGGAGCAGTTTCTCGAAGAGAACCCCGATCTACATCCTCCGGGGCTAAACGCGGATGTGTCTCAAACAGTTGTGATTGTCAAACGCTAAGGAGAGTGCAATGGAAAACCAACACCGAGAAATTAAGGGGTGCCGTGAACTCAATGAGCACGAGATCGCTTGCATAAACGGCGTGAAGGAACTGGCCGCAAAAGCCGGGGAACTCATCGTATCGCTAGACCAGATGGGCGAAACGGACAAACGTTGGGTCGCCATCGCCAAAACTGACCTACAAAAAGGTTTTATGTCCCTCACCCGCGCAATCGCACAACCCACTACTTTCTAAGGAGCAACAAATGAGCAACGAACTCGCAGTGCTGGACCAAGGGCTTCCTTCCTACCTAAAGGAACTTCAACTGGATGACGCTACCAAAGCCCTGATGGGCGGCTCAAGCGGCGGTGAGTCCAAGAGGATTTCCATCAAGGGCGGTGTGTGGCGCATGATGGTCAACGGCAAAGAAGTCGCCAAGAACGAAGATCGCGCTATGAATGTGGTGATCGCAGCCGCAGCCGAGAAGGTATCGCGCACGTTCTACGCTAAGCAGTATTCCGAAGGCGGTGAAGTTACTGCTCCCGACTGCTGGTCGGCCAATGGGGATACACCCAGTGACAAGGCTAAGAACCCACAAGCTAAGCGGTGTTTCGATTGCCCGCAGAACGCTAAAGGTTCCGGTCAGGGCGAGAGCCGTGCATGCCGCTTCAGTCAAAGGCTGGCAGTCGTATTAGCCAACGACATTGGTGGCGACGTGTTTCAGCTTACCCTTCCGGGGGCATCAATTTTCGGTAGCGGCGAAGCTGGTAAATGGCCGTTGCAGATGTACGCAAAGATGATTGGCAGCAAAGGCGTGCCGGTCACGGCGGTAGTGACTGAGATGCGGTTCGACACCAGCAGCGCGACGCCCAAGCTTACGTTCAAACCGGTTCGTGTGCTGGAGCCACACGAGCATGAGACAGTCATCCAGCAAGGGGCGTCCCCCGCAGCGAAACGCGCTATCACTATGACGGTCGCAGAAGCGGACGGAGTAAAAGCTGCCCCGAGGCTGGAGGCTAAACCGTCAGCGCAGGTAGCGGAAGAGGTCGAAGCTGTAGAAGAGCCGGTAAAACGAGCCGCAAAGAAAGATGAAGCACCGGCAGAAAAGAAAGACCTGAGCAAGATCCTTGACGAGTGGGATGATCAGTAATGCCTACTGGCTATTCACTGACAACCATCAAGACGATTGACGATGCAGATCAGAAGCTACTGGGAGTGCGCCTCGCGCAGCTATGTGTGCGGCTCGACATCCCCGTAAAAGACATAGCCAAATATTTCGGTGTTAGTCGCGTGACCGTATACAACTGGTTTAGCGGCGTGTCTGTTGTTTCCGATAAGCACCAAGATCGTATGAGTGAGCTAATAAAGAAGTTAGCTTGAAGGTTTGAGGGGGCTAGGTTCGCTACCGAAAAGGGTGTCGCCGTCACGCCCCTGCCCAACCTCTCTTTGACGGCGCGTTAAGGACGGCCATGCTTTCACGCAAGGAGTTTTTACAATTAATACTCCCGCCTCTGGACGAAGGGGAGTGCTACTTTAGCTGGGGTCTAAAGATAGTCAACAACCGGGAAGTAGTTAAGCAGCGCCCCGCGATTGACCTTGATGATCTCGATGCGAAGTCCACAGCCCTTGGGGATGAAGGCTTTAACGTATTTTTTGCGGTGGCGAAGTTTGCTGCTGCCAAAAATGGGCGGTTTGCTGCAAATGCGGTATCTCTGAAGAGCTTTTTTATTGACCTCGAATGTGGTCCCGGTAAGCCATACGACACGTTGGAAGATGGGCTAGTCGCACTCAAAGCATTTTGTAGGACGCACAAACTTCCACGCCCGACATTGATTCGATCCGGGCGGGGTGCGCATGTCTACTGGGTGCTTGAAGAAGCCATGCCACGCACCGAGTGGAAGCCGTTAGCTGAGCAGCTAAAGAAGCTGTGTACCGCAGACAAGTTTGATATTGATTACGCAGTTCCCGCCGATGCTGCACGGGTGCTGCGAGTACCGCTCACGCTGCACGTAAAAGATCCGACTAATCCGATCCCGGTAGATTTTCTGTATGTAGCGCCGCCCGTAGCCAATGAAGTTATGGCGGAACTCCTCAAGCCAGATGAGGACGTACTAGAGGCACTGACAAAGACGTTTCAGAAACGCCCGCTGGACCCGGTAACACTCGCCCTGATGGGGTCAAGCCAGTCTCGGTTCAAGACCATATTGATTAAATCGGTAGAAGGCACCGGCTGCGCACAGATAGCGAACATCTACGAGAACCAATCCACGATTGACGAGCCACTATGGCGGGCGGGACTGTCGATTGCGCAGCAATGTGTGGACAGAGATAAAGCAATCCACGCGATCAGTAAGGGGTACCCGGAGTACAACGCCGAGGATACCGAGAGGAAAGCCAACGAGACAAAGGGTCCATACACCTGTGAGACGTTCAAACGCTTAAACCCGAGCCTGTGCGAAGGCTGCACACTCAAGATCACGTCCCCCATACAACTTGGGAAAGAGATCGTAGAGGCAACCGAAGAGGACAGCAAGGTCGTCGGGGTCGAAGCTGCTACACAGGAAGTAAAAGAATATGTAGTCCCGAAGTATCCGTTCCCATTCTTCAGGGGCAAGAGCGGGGGTGTGTTCATTCGCAGCAAAGATGCGGACGGAAACGACAAAGACGAAGTTGTTTATCCATACGACTTTTACGTCGTCAAACGAATGCTGGACCCGGACGCCGGGGAGACTTTGCTTTTGCGGCTGCACTTACCCAAGGACGGGGTGAGGGAGTTCATCATGCCGCTGGCATCGGTACTGGCAAAAGACAAGTTTAGGGAAGCAATCGCATCCAAAGGCGTCGCCGTTTTAAGCAAGCAGCAGGACATTCTTATGTGGTACGTGACTAAGTGGGTAGAGGAGCTACAAATGAATTCTCAAGCAGAAAAAGCGCACAAGCAGTTCGGGTGGGTTGATGATAATTCAGCCATCATTCTTGGAGACCGGGAGATTCGGGCGACTGAAATCGTCTACAGTCCCCCCTCCACACCGACACTACCGCTGGTGCCGTTGTTCACCGCCAAAGGTGATTTCCACGTGTGGAAAGACATCATCAACGCATACAACAGACCCGGAATGGAGGGCCGCGCATTCGCATTCTTCATGGGCTTTGGGGCTATGCTGATGAAGTTCACGCCGCTCGATGGCTTCTTGCTCAACTTGATGAGCCGCGAGTCAGGGTCAGGCAAGACTACGGTTCTGCATGCGATCAACAGTATCTACGGCAGACCCAAAGAACTCCTGCTGTACCCAAAAGATACATACAACTCCCGCATGCAACGCTTTGGGACCATGCGTAATTTCGCCGTGACTCTGGACGAAATCACCAATATGCCGCCGGATCAAATGTCCCAACAGATTTATGACGTGACATCCAGCCGAGGTAAGAACCGGATGAGGCAGCATGAAAACGCTGAGCGCCTGAACCACACAAGCTTTGCTACCTGTGTAATTTCTTCAAGCAATAGGTCAGTCCCCGACGCGTTACTCTCTATAAAGAGCTTTCCAGATGGGGAGTTGAACCGTGTTCTTGAGATCCCCATAAAGCCGGAAGAGGGGGCAGATACAAGCTGGTCGCGGAACCACTTCGCGCAACTGCTGACCAACTACGGGCATGCCGCCGAGCCGTTCGCTCAAACTATTGTTTCTCAGCTACCGTCAGTACAGGACATGATGCGGGGTATTCACGAGAAAGTCGATGCCGCCGCAACGGTGCGCAACACAGAACGGTACTGGTCAACAGCGGTGATGCTTGCTGTAACTGGAGGGTCTATCGCTAAGAAGCTGGGGCTGCACGATATTGAGATAAAGCCGGTGTTCGACTTTGGGATCAATCTCATACAGACCACACGTGCAAAAAATCGGGAGCACATGTTCGACGCTGATGAGTACCTCGGCGGGTTCCTGCAACGTCACTTCCACGAGATTTTAGTAATCAACGGCAAGAGTGATAAGCACACCGGCCTTGAGCACGGCCCGATCCGCGAACCCCGTGGGGCTTTGACCGCACGATACGAACCAGATACCAAGATGCTGTACGTAATGACCAAGGCGTACCGGGATGATTGCGCCAAGAACTTTATGAACTTTGATGAATCACTGGCCCCATATCACAAGACTAAGGCGCTGGTGGAGATCAAGAAAAAACGCATGACCGCTGGCACTGTCGCCAACACCCAAGCTGCGGTGAACTGCCTGTGCTTCGATACCTCCAGATTGGAGTTCTTTGACGATACGGTGCTACTCAAAGATGAAGATACTGGGCCTACCACTACTGATTGATTGGGCTAAATTCCAACCAGACACGTCGTTCTTCGTGCCTTGTATCGACCGCAAACTCACGCAGCGGTTTGTAGAATCAGAAGCACGCCGTATGAAGGTGGGTATCTTGTGTAAACACGTTATTGAGAACGGGAAATATGGATTGCGGGTCTGGAGGGTGTAGCCTATAATCGCACTGCACTCTCCTTCTCCTCCTAGAGAAGATGTTACCCCGGCGCAATGCCGGGGTTTTTTTCACTCCTCTTCCAGCAGGTCGGTGATTTCGGGCATCAGCCGCTTATTAAAACGCACCCCGTTGATCATGCTCTTCTCGGCAGCTTCCCTTGCCTTTATGGACCGCCGCAGGGTATCGGAACTGATCCGCGCTTTCGGGTCGATGCGCCTGTCGTTGAACCGAGCGATCTCTTCCCGGACTTCTTCCATCAAGTCGTAATCGTCGGTAGTGCGGGCTATCTCGTTCTTATCCAGCAACCGCTTGCGCTGCGCCAAGATCTCTCGCTCATACCCCTTCCGCATAGATACATCTTCGTAGGCAAGAGACAGGTCTGCGGGAGTAAACCCAAGCATCTGCATGACTCCGTTGTACACGGAAACATCATCGACAATCGGGTCGCCTTTGAGGGTAAGTGCGCCCTCGGACATATACCGCGCACCCTTCAGCGCATTCCGTAAGAAGCTGGGAAGTACGGCCTCGATCCCCCGCTGCACGTTGCCTTCCCGCATAAGCTTTGCCCCGTTCTCAACGCCCACTGCGTAAGACCCAAGAGGGCCAGCCAACTGCCTAAGCGCAGTCATCACGTAGCCATCCTCAGCAACGCCACGGGGGTCATCACGGAAGAGTAGATCGTTTGCCACACCGATACGGTTAGAGACTTCCAAATTCAGAAAGTAGTTGGGCAACCCTTTGTAGAACAACTCATTTGTCCATTGGCGCATCAGCACATCAAAATCAAACGGCTCGTCATCATCTCCGAGCAGGGCGTTAATCATGTTCGCCAAAACCGAAGCGGCCCCCATAAAGGGCATCCCGTTGGCCCCCGCAAGAGCCATCGCCATTCCGTAGGTGCCGACTAGTTGCCTAAAGGCTTCTTTGCGAACTTCAGGGGACTCACCCTTAACGCTCTGATGGAAGGCCCGTGCGATCAACGCAGCTTGGTTCCACGCAAACGACTTGAACGTAAGCATCACGCGACCAAGCGGGTGCTGCATGTATGTCGAGGCGCTG